TCACAAAATGCCTGACGGCACAATGATGAAAGATTCAGACATGAAGAAAAAATCTGGGTATATGCACGGTGGTATGGCTAAACCTAATAAGGGTATGAAAGCTTTGAAAAAAGCTGCACCTAAAGTAGCTAAGAAAATGGGTTATAACAAAGGTGGCATGGCTAAATGCGGTGCATCTTATAAAGGGTAAATAGATAATGAACTTTGAGGATTATAAAGAACCGTTAGAAGAGTGTGGTTACTTAGTAACTTCTGAAAACGTCACTACTAAAATGGGTGATGTACTAGCTGCTTTAGATCCTTATGGTTCTTATTGGTGTACTGATTCTAGGGTACAAGAGATATTATCTTCTGTCGTAACTAAAAAAGTACGTGCTCGAACTAAGTCTGGGCATTTTGTAAAGGATGATCCAACAACTCCTGAGAATGAAGCTTGGACAACAAAGACTGTAGGAAGTAAGGATTAGATGGTTGAAACAACTTACTCCACAGCTACAGAAGCAGTAACGATAGTATCTACTACTACAGGTGCTAACGCTACTCTTGTGTATACTTGTCCACCATTTCATGATGCGACAGTGGACTTACTACACGTAGCTAATAATAATAACTCTTCTAAGAAAGTTTATCTGCAGTTCTACCACAAAGATGATACTACTTATCATTACGTACTTAAGAATCATACTATAGCAGGTAACTCAGCAGAGAATATATTTGGTGCTGGTGTATTACACCTTCATGCAGGGGATAAGATTGTTGCATATGGTGAGACAACTAATACTATGGAAGTGCTAATATCTTGTAAAGAGTTTTATAATCCAACACGTTAAAGCATAACGGGGTTGCATTATTATCTATAGTATGATATAACTGTTTGTGTAAAACTAGTCTCTAGTAAACTACAAATGTCTTGTAGTACCAACTGGAGAACTTACATGTTTAAAACATTTTCAAAATGGCTTAAAGCCTTAAACGACTCAATACAAAAATCACAGCAAGCTAGAGCAGACTTGTGGTTACTTACACACTTAACCGATAGAGAACTAAAAGATATAGGTATTGCAAGATACGATATCAAACGGAGAATGAATGGCTCGTAACCTTACAGAAAAGCAAGAGATGTTCCTTGGATTCCTTTTTGGGGATGCCAGAGGTAATGCTATGAAAGCTATAAAGCTTGCAGGGTATGCCGAAGGAACATCTTCAGCTAGTATAATGAAAACTTTAGAAGAAGAGATTGCAGGAAGAACAAAGAGTCTTATAGCTACTCGTGGCCCTCAAGCTGCATACTCTATGCTAGACGTAATGGAAAACCCAACAGACTTAGGCAATAAAGAGAAGATGGCAGCTGCTAGAGATCTTCTGGATAGAGCTGGCTTTGTTAAAACAGATAAGGTTGAGGTTAAAGCAGAGAGTCCTTTGTTTATTTTACCTCCTAAATCAGATGAAGACTAATAAAACTTGGCAGTTACCTAAGCCAGAAGAGACTGAAGGCGAATATGATTGGCTTCCAGTAGTAAGAGTAGGTAGGGTTATACCATTTGGCTATAGACAAGACCCCACTGACTCTGATATACTGTTACCAATCCCAGAAGAGTTAGAATTATTCGAGCAAGCTAAGAAGTATCTTAAGCAATACAGCCTACGTGAGGTTTCTAATTGGCTAAGTACTACTTCAGAACGTTATATCTCTCATGTGGGTCTAATGCAGAGGGTTAAACTTGAACAAAAACGTAAGAAAGAAGCTTCAATCCAGCGCTTCTATGCAGAAAAGTACAAGAAAGCCGCAGAAAAAGCGGAAAAGCTTGAAAGACAACGTATCGGTGCAAGAGTCCTCAAAGGAACTAGCACCAGCACAGGTAAAGCCAGCACCAATTCAGGTAGATAAGGCTATAAGGGAGATAATCTTTGAGCCTAATGAAGGCCCTCAGACAGACTTCCTAGCATCTACTGAACAAGAGGTACTTTATGGTGGTTCTGCTGGCGGTGGCAAGTCATATGCTATGATTGCAGACCCTGTGCGCTTCTTAAACAACCCTCATGCAACTATGTTGCTAGTACGTAGAAGTACAGAGGAGTTAAGGGAGCTTATATCTGTTTCAAAGCAGCTATATCCCAAGGCAATACCTGGGATTAAGTTTATGGAACGAGATAAGACTTGGATTGCACCATCAGGTGCGACATTATGGATGTCATACTTAGATAGAGATGATGATGTAATGAGATACCAAGGTCAGGCCTTTAATTGGATTGGCTTTGACGAGATGACACAGTGGCCTACCCCATATCCTTGGAACTATATGCGTTCAAGGTTACGTACAACTAAACAATCGGGTCTACCTCTCCACATGAGAGCAACATCCAACCCAGGTGGCCCAGGTCATCAATGGGTGAAGAAGACTTTTATTGATCCTGAAGTACCTAATAAGGCTTTCTGGGCTACAGATCCTGAAACAGGTAATGTAATTGAATGGCCTAAAGGTCACAGTAAAGAAGGTGAACCCTTATTCAAACGTAGGTTTATACCTGCAACTTTGTTTGATAATCCCTACTTAGCTGATGATGGTATGTATGAAGCCAATCTATTGTCGTTACCTGAGCATCAGCGTAGACAACTTCTTGAAGGTGATTGGGACATTAATGAAGGTGCTGCGTTCCCAGAGTTCAACAGGCATATACATGTAGTTGAACCTTTTGAAATTCCAGATAACTGGCCTAAGTTCCGTGCATGTGACTATGGTTATGGTTCGTATACTGGAGTTGTTTGGATAGCAGTAGCACCTGATGAACAACTAATTGTTTATCGAGAGATGTATGTATCTAAAGTTATTGCTACTGATTTAGCAGATATGATATTAGATGTTGAACAGTTTGAAAAAATACGTTATGGTGTACTTGATAGTTCTTTATGGCATAAACGTGGAGATACTGGCCCATCTCTAGCAGAACAAATGATAATGCGTGGATGTAGGTGGAGACCAGCTGATAGATCAAAAGGATCTCGTGTAGCAGGTAAAAACGAATTACACAGAAGACTACAAGTTGATGAGTTTACAGAAGAACCAAGACTAGTATTCTTTAACACATGTTCTAACACTATATCCCAGTTACCTTCTATACCTTTAGATAAAAAGAATCCAGAAGATGTAGATACTCACGCTGAAGATCACCTATACGATGCATTAAGATACGGAATAATGACAAGACCTAGAAGTAGTTTATTTGATTACGATCCTACATCTAACTCAGGTTTTCAAGCAAGCGACCCAACTTTCGGTTATTAAGGAAAAGCAATGGAAGAAGATGAATTCTTTGAAAATGAGATGGCAATGGACTCAGTAGAGGCTAATGCTATAGAAGACATGGATGAAGATAACTATTCTGATCCACTTGCAGGAACTATTGTTGGACTTGTACAAGAACATTATAGAAAAGCTTCCACCTCCCGTGAGACTGAAGAAAAACGTTGGGTTCAAGCTTATAGAAACTATCGTGGTTTATACGGGCCAGATGTACAGTTTACTTCTACAGAGAAGTCTCGTGTATTTGTAAAGGTTACTAAGACTAAAGTATTAGCTGCATATGGTCAGATAGTAGATGTACTGTTTGGTAATAGTAAGTTTCCAATTACAGTTGATCCTACTACATTACCTGAAGGTGTAGCAGACTCAGTATTCTTTGAATCAAATGATGACATGCGTAAAGCTAAGGAAGAGTTTGGCGCAGAGGATATGCAGTTAAAACCAGGTGAGACTGTAATAGATTTACAAGAACGTTTAGCAAGTTCTAAAAGTAAGTTAGCTCCAGTAGCTGATATACTTGAAGAAGGTAATGGTAGAACTGCAACAGAAATTACTATACATCCTGCTATGATTTCTGCAAAGAAAATGGAAAAGAAAATCCATGATCAGCTAGAAGAATCTAATGCAAATAAACAGTTACGTGTAGCCGCATTTGAATGTGCCTTGTTTGGTACAGGTGTAATGAAAGGGCCCTTTGCTGTAGATAAAGAATACCCTAAATATGAAGAAGGTGAATACAAACCTAACATAAAAACAGTACCTCAAACCTCATCTGTATCTATATGGAATTTTTATCCAGACCCTGATGCAGCTAACATGGACGAAGCTGAGTACGTAATAGAACGTCATAAGATGTCTCGTACTCAAATCCGTGCACTTAAAAGACGACCTTTTTTCCGTAAGAATGCTATTGATACTGCTGTTACTATGGGTGAATCCTACACTAAAGAGTGGTGGGAACAAGCCATGGAAGATGACTCTAACGAAGCTAAAGCAGAACGTTATGAAGTTTTAGAATTTTGGGGTAATGTAGATACGGAAGTTCTCGAAGGACATGATGTAGATATTCCAGACGACTTAAAAGATTTAGATCAAGTTTCAGTAAATATCTGGATTTGTAATGGTCAAGTACTGCGTTTAGTGATGAATCCATTTACACCCACACTAATACCTTATTATGCTGTACCTTATGAAGTAAGTCCATATAGTTTATTTGGTATAGGTATTGCTGAAAACATGGATGATA